GTCAGAATCACAATGCGATAGGCCAGTATGTGAAGTCTACTCGCGGCAAGGGCACGGATTCTGCGGGATTGAAGAAGATTCACGATGCGTTTTTGTATCTTCGGGGTGCTACGCTGGCGACGACGATAGGGATGGCTGGCGACGAGAAGGAGTCTGGGAAGTTGCGTGGCGTTCCGGTGGACCGCGTGGTGTTTGATGAGATGGAGTTGATGAATCCTACGGCCATATCGAAGGCGAAGGGCCGTATGGGCCACAGCACGGTGAAGGAGGAGATTTACGTTTCCAATCCGGGCTTGCCGGATTACGGGATTGACACGGTATGGCAAAACTCGGACAAGCGGGAATGGTTCCGCAGGTGTTCGTGCGGTCATTGGTTTTCTGCGGACTTGGAGTTTCCTGAGTGCGTGAAGATTCGGGACGACGGGACGGGGTATATCGGGTGTTCCAAATGCGGGAAGCCTGTGCCTTTTTGGGCGGGTGAGGGTACGGGGGAGTGGCGTCCACAGGCGGAGGGGGAGATTGTGGGGTACCATTGGTCTCAATTAACAAGTGTCTACAATGATCCGGCGGAGATTTTGCAAGATTTTTTAGAGCCTCCGCAGGGGAATATCGACGACGTATATCGGTTGCGATTGGGCCTTCCTCACGTTCAGGCGGAGGACAAGCTGACGGACAATATCATCCGGGACTGCTGCACCCACGAGCCCATGCCGACCCGCCATTCGGGGCAGTGCGCGATGGGCGTGGACGTGGGGAAGATCAAGCACGTCGTTATCGGAACCCGGACAGGCAGGGATAACTACCGCATCATTCGCGTGGCGCAGGTCTCGAAATGGGAAGACATCCACGACCTGGCGAAGCGATACGGGGTCAAGAGCGCGGTGGTGGACTCCTTGCCTTCGCTGGATTCATCGAGGGAATTCCAGAAAGCCGAACCGTATAGCGTGTTTTTGTGCCAGTATTCCGAGAATAGCACGATAGGGGTCCAGTTCAACCGCGATTCCGGGATCGTGAAGGCCAACAGGACGGAAATCTGCGATGCGACCCATGCCGTGTTCGCGGAGAAACGCATCGGGATTCCCCGAGGAGACAGCCCGGCCATCAAGACGTTCATCCAGCAGGTCGGGAATATGGCGAAAGTCCTCGAAACCAACAAGAGGACGGGCGAGCAGATTTTCCGGTACCGGGCGGTGGGGACCGGGGGCGACCACTACCGGCACGCGATGAACTATTTTCTGCTGGCCGCGGGAAAGATCGGCGTGGCGCGGAGCAGGCGGCAAGAGCAACTGTACGCGATTCACGAACCCTTGAAAATATAAGTTGACAATGAGACTCGGAAAAGCCATAAATGTAGTGGAAGTTGTCTATCTTTCCGAAGGAGCCCATGATGGGTGGAATCTTCAGTAAGCCCAAGACCCCCGAGATGCCGCCCGTGCCTCCTCCCCCCGCGCTGCCGGACGAAGCGCCCGAGGCCGAAGAGGACGCCGCAAAACGCATGCGGCGTCGAAGCGGTTTCCAGTCCACCCTCCTCACCGGCTCCCTCACCCCCGAGACCGGAAAGAAGAGCCTGCTCGGATGACCGGCAAGGAAATCGTCAACCTCTGGCAGACCGAATGGAACAAGACTTCCAACTGGCGCAGCTTGTGGCAGAAGACGGCCGATTTGGTGTTTCCGAGGGAGAACCAGATCGAAACCTCCACGTCCTCGGGGTCCGAGAATCCGGTTATCATCTGGGACAATACCGCCCAGCAGGACTCCAAGGAGATGGCGGCGGGAATGTCGGTGTCCATCTTCCCCAGCGGACAGAAAGCCTTCGGCCTGGGAACCCATGACGCCAGCGAAGCCGAAATGAGATACCTCGCCCGCGCCACGGAAATCGAGCATGAGGAAATGTTCTCGTCCAACCTCATGCTGGAACTCAACGAATCCCTTCGTTCGTGGGGAGTGTTCGGAACCTGCAACCTGTTCACCGACTGGACCGTCAAGGACGGGCTGAGCTACAAGGACTACGACATCTCGCAGTACCAGATTCTCGAAAACTCCGAGGGCATCGTGGACACCATGATGCTCTCCATCATCCTCACCGCAAGGCAAGCCGTGCAGAAGTTCGGGAAGAACCTTCCGAACCATATCCTCGCCGCGAATGACAAAGAAGACACGATGAACGATACGTTCCAGTTCATCCACTTCGTCCACCCCCGAAACGACCGGAACCCGAACCTCGTTGATGCGGTCCACATGCCGTTCGAGTCCGCCTATGTGGATGTCCAGGGCGGGGAGAAAGTCTCAGAAGGCGGCTACGAGCAGTTCCCCTACGCCGTGGCTCGATACGCCAAGAGGTCCAAGGAAGTCTTCGGGCGCGGCCAGGGCGTGGATACCATCCGGGATATCCTGGTCCTCCAGCAGATGAAGAAGGACTGGCTGGAACTGGCCAACCGATTCAACAACCCCCCCCTGTTGGTGGACCATACCTTCGAGGGGCGCGTGAACCTTTCTCCCGGCGCGCAGAACATGGTCGTGGACATGAACGGGGTCAAGTCCCTCCTGAACCAACTCGGGAATTACCCCGTAACCGAGAAGTCCATCGAGGCGCAGCAGGACATCATCCACCGGGCTTTCTACAAGGACATCTTCGCGCCGCTGAGAGACCTGACCGCGCGAATGACGACCGTGGAAGTCGCCGAGAGAATGAGAGAAGGCTTCCGGCAACTCGCGCCCCCCGTGGCGCGGTTGCAGCGGGAACTGCTCGACCCCCTGATTATCCGGTCGTTCCTTCTTCTGGTGCGGAACGGCGTCATCCCGCCTATCCCCGAATCCCTGTCCGGCCGACCCATCCGAATCAACTACGAAGGGCCGCTGGCCCTCGCGCTGAAGAATCAGGAAGCACGCGGCTGGCTGGAGTTCGCAAGCACGGCGGCGCAACTGTCCGAAATCTACCCCGAGGCGAGAGACTACATCGACCTCGCCAAAGGACTGCCCGCCGTCGCAAGGTCGATGGGCGTCAAGGAAGACCATCTCCCGACCCCCGAAGCCATCGCGGAAAAACAACGCATCCGCGCCGAACAGCAGGCCGCGCAGCAGGCCCTCATGGCGGGCCAGCAGATCGCAGACGCCTACGGGAAAACCACCGGCGCGCCGGAAGAAGGCAGCGCCGCCGGAAAAGTCATGGAGGCGGTCGGCGCCTGAGAAAAAGAAATGAACCCGGAAGAACAAAAACTCCTCGCCGCGTACCATGACCTATTCGAGAGCCCGCTCGGAAAGATCGTTCTCGACGACATCGGAAAGGCGTGCTTCCGCGATGAGACGACGTTCTTTCCCGGCGACCCCTACGTGAGCGCCGCACAAGAAGGCCGAAGGTCGGTCTACCTGAGAATCCAAAGAATGATGAAAGGAACATCATGACCGAACCCGCAACAACCGACCCCGTGGTAGAACCCACTGGAGACCCGGAACCCGTATCGTTCGTCAACCCCGACGGAACCTTCAAGGAAGGCTGGCAGGATGCCTTCGTTCCAGAGGATTTCAGGGGAAGAACGATGTTCAGTTCGTTCACCAGCGTCGGCGACGTGATGAAGAAGGTGGGGAACCAGGAACTCGTCCTGTCGAGAGGCGGAAAGATGCCCTCGCCCCTTCCCGAAAACGCGACGGCGACGGAAAAGGACGAATACTACAAGGCGCTCGGAAGGCCCGAATCCCCGAAGGAATACGAACTCGCCGTCCCCGACGAGATCAAGGACTTCGTGCAACCCGAACTGATGGAAAAGGGCCGGGAACTGTTCCATGCGATGGGCCTCAACAAGCAGCAGGCAGCGCTGGCGTGGAAGTTCGAGCAGGAACGCATCCAGTCCGGGCTCGAAGAAATGGCCCGCACCGCGAAGGCGGAACGGGAAGCCACCCAAAACGCCCTCGAAAAGAAATGGGGGCCGGACGCCTACGCCGAACGGATGCACTTCGCCAAGCGGCTCGTCCAGGAAAACACCACCGACGAAAACCGCGAGCAACTGCTGGAGGCCATCGGACATAACCAGCACATCCTGGAATTCGTGGCCGAGTTCGGCATGAAGTCCAAGGAAGCAGGCCGCATTGATTCCGACGGCGCGCAAAAGCCCGTGATGACGAAGGAAGAGCATCAAATGAAGGCGAAGGAGTTGATGGAGACGCCGGGATACATCAACGGCTCCCTGACCCCGGCCCAGATGGAACGACTCCAGAAGGAAATCCGCGCACATTACGCGGCGATGGAAGAATAAATCCGGGATACCCACAGACCCGGTTGACCGCCCCAAAGGGGCCGTCGAGCAGACGATAAGTGCAGGTCGTACTCCTCGGAGACACACGACTGAATCGTGATGTTTTGTGTCAACATAATTCGAGGAGAACGACATGGCCTACACAGGCGACCAACTGTACGGGAAGCAGTTCGGCGATACGGTTTCACTCGTCGCCCAACAGAAGACTTCCCTGTTCCGAAGCAAGGTGGACATCCAAACCGTGACGAACGCGGAAGATGCCTACTTCCACCAGATCGCGGAACTGGAACTCCCCACCGCGAACAACGACCGACACGGCGATACGCCCAGCAGGGAAGCGACCCTCCTGCGCCGGGCCGTCACGCCGTATCCGTGGGAAGACGGATACCTCCTGGACGAGAAGGACGTGGCCCGCATGGTCGCGGACCCGCAGAGCCCGATTATCCGGTCCTGCGCATCCTCGTTCGGCAGGAAGATCGACGATCTCGTCATCGCCGCCGCGTTCGCCGATGTCACTATCGGCAAGACCGGCGGAAGCTCCGTGGCCTTCGAGGATGAGTCCATCGGCATCAACGGCACGACCGCCGGCGTGAAGACCACCCTCGGCTCCCTCGCCGCCGCCTCGACCCCCGTCACGATGGAACTGGCGAAAATCCTCACGATGTCGGAAATCTTCATGGACGCGAACGTCCCGGAGACCGACCGCAAGTATTGGGTCATCTCCCCCAAAGACCACCGCGCCATGCTGGACATCACGGAAATCGCCAGCTCCGACTATGTGAACGGACACCCGCTCGTTGCGGGCTCCGTCGGGCACTTCATGGGCTTCGACTTCTTCGTGTCCACCCGGCTCACCAAGGACGCCGCGACCAGCACAGCCTATCGCACGTTCGCGTGGTCCGAGGGCGGCCTGGGCCTGTGCTTCATCAAGGACTTCCAGACGAGGATTTCGGAACGGGCCGACAAGAAGTATTCGACCGGCATCTACTGCAACATGGACCTCGGAGCCGTCCGCATCGAAGGCGCTCGGGTCCATGAATGCCTGACCGTGGTGTAAGGAGACGACTATGTGCGCATTAGATCTTACCCCGCCCTCCTTTTTCAGCAGAGACCTCAACGACCCCGCGCTGTCAACGCAGTCGGTGTACGAGGCGTCTGAGACCCAGAATCATATCCTGGGTCAGAAACTGTCGTTGGGCGATGGTCGCGTATTTCGGTACGCGAAGAATGGCGGCGTGGCCCTGGTTCAGGCGTTTATGACCCAAGCCGCCGTCGAAGAGAGCAAAGCAGTCGCTATCGTCCAGACCGGCCACGCGCAGGTCGTCGGCGATACCGACATCAGCGTGCTCGTCACCACGGCTTCCGCCGCCGGGGAAAACGACTTCTCCGGCGGATGGATGGTGTGCAACAAGGTCAGCCCGGCCGTGCTGGGCGACATCTACCACATCCTCGCCAGCAAACTTCAGTCCACGGACACGATTCTGAATCTGCGACTCGCGTCCCCCATCCGCACAGCCATCGGCGCGACGGGCGAAGTGTCGCTGACGTACAGCAAGTGGTTCGAGACGGTCGTGGTCCCGACGACGACGATTACGGCGGATGCCGCCGGTGTTCCGCTCTGTGCCGTCCCCATCAACTACTACTACTGGGCGCAGACCAAAGGACCGGCTCCGCTCATGGTGGATACGGGCGACACGATCGTTATCGGGTCGATGGTCGGTATTCCCGGCGCGAGCGCCGTGGCGGGAACGTGCGGAGTCACCACCGCGACGGGGTTTGCCTTCCCGGTCTACGGGACGGTGATGAGCATCGCCGCCGCCGCCGAACCGGCGCTGGTGAACCTGACGCTGGAATAGGAACAAGGACAGGCCCGCCCCGCAATCGGGCGGGGCGGGCTTGCTCGTAAGGAGTCTCATCATGGCGGCTTACGGCGTATTGATTAACGCGTCAACAGACACGGCGGCTTTGAGTAACCCCTCGGTGACGACCACCGAACCCACCACCGCCGTCCATAACGTATCCGGCCGAACGATGGCGAGGCTGTGCTTCGGCGGAACCGACGCCGCGAACGAAACGGTGAACTACCAGGTCATCCTCTGGTTTGTTTCGTGGCTGGACGACACGAAGGTATGGACGCCCGTACTCGCGGCGAAAGGCGCGTTTACGCTCGGGGCGACGGCGCTCCCGACTTCGCTCATCGCGGCGAATGGATTGTTCGCGGACACGATCACCGAAACCCTCGCGCAGCCGGGTTCCATCGCTCGATCCCCCGCGAATGACAGCATTGCGACCCTCGACATCGACCTGCGCGACGCCGAACTCATCCAGGTCGAAACCGACCGCGATACCGCCGCAACTGCGTACACGATGATCCAGTTGAGCGACCGCGAGATCGGCGGGTTCGCGGATGCTGAAACAGACGCCAAAAACGCCTTCACGTCGATGCTGGCGATGACTGACACCGAGCACTCGGATCGAGCGGCGGTGACAG